GTTGTGGAGGATCGGATGAGTCATATCCAGACCCACCATCCAAAACTTCGACTGCTCTTACACCAAATATTTCGTTAAATATTGGTTTGATTACAGCTCCTGATCCAGGTACGGTTCTTGCCATTTATTAACTTACGACGTTGATTGTGCCCTGCATTAGTGCATGTAGGGTGCATTGATAATATAGAGTGTCAGGAGCATTTATAGGGACTGTCCAATACAAAACACCTGATCCACTACCAGATTGACCGTCGGTATATGCCTGTCCTGTCAAACCTTGTGTTGTTTGAATTCTGAAGGGGTGACCACCACCTTGGACAGAGTTATCAAACACATATGTGAAACCTCTATAAACATATAGAGTAGGATCATTTACAGTGCCCGCAAAACCAGGACCTGCAAATGTATAGTCGTTATTACCGTTTGCGTTTATTTCCCACCAGATAACAGGAGATCTAGTAGGCACCCAATCACTTCCATCCCAATATGTCATGTCACCTTGAGTAAGACCTGTGACATCAGTATCTGTCAATGCAGCAAACGTTGTAGTCAGAGTGCCACTAAAATCAATGGTGAGAGTATCACCAGAAACAGATGTATCAATATTTGTGCCACCAGCAATGATAAGTGTATCTGTCTGAGAATTTGCTGTTGTGGTGCCAGTATCACCAGTAACTGTAGCAAACACGTTTACCGATCCAAGACCAGCAGCATCATCACCAGGCTCCCAATAACTATTAGTAGCATTCCACTTCAAGACCTGACCGTTAGTGGGAGATGTTGTATAGTTAATATCGCTAAGAAGCTCTACAGAGGAATATTCGGTAGCAATTCTTGCTTGAGTATCTCCAACACCACCAGCAGTGATATTGATATTCACATAAGGATTGTCATTACCGTTAACGGTAAAAAACGTGCCAGGGTAAGTTGCAACAGCAGGAGCAACACCCAAAGAAGTATATTCGTTTGATACTGCAACAGTTGTTGGGAATGTAATTCCACCAGTAGCACCATCAAACGTTGATGTTACACCACCAACACCTAAGGTAATATCACCAGTGCCGTTAGTGGCAAAAGCGATATTTCCGTTATTAGTAGAAATAATATTTTGACCATTAACATCTAGTGCAGAAGTCAAAACATTGTAGTCAGAAGCAACGAAATTGGATCCGTTGTACTTCAACACTTGATTAGTAGCTGCATTAGCAACATTAACCTGCAGACTAGATCCATTTCCTAGGGCAGTGTAAATTTCATCAAAGTTGCTATTAACTTTAGTGCCACCAGCACGGAGGGTGTCCCCCGTGTTGTCATTGGCGGCACTGCCTAATCCAATAGTTTGCTTGGTCATTATCCCTAAGAATTTTTAGTTATTTATGCAGGTCTGACAACACCGCCATTGATGACGGGTGTCTCCGTTACTAGAGGTTGTTGTGCATCAGTGGTAGACGCTTGAGTGACGATCTCAGGATCAATTGCTTCTTCCCCGTAGTTTGCGAGGTTAGGAGCAACGTAATTATCATCAACACTAGTTGCAACCGAAATATCAGGATTTTGATATCCCGTGCCAGCAGCGGACATTGTAACACCCGCAACACCAACCAATGCTCTAATCTGTGCATCGAAACCGCTGATAGAGTCAACTCTAACGTTAGGTCTAGTTGTGTAACCAGATCCAGGAGCGGTGACAGACACTGTATTTAGTGTACCAGAAGTTAGGATTGCTGATGCCGCAGCGTCTTTACCAAAGACAGATCCAAGATAATCGAAGGTAATTAGAGAGTTGGAAGATTCAATAACCGCAACTTCTCTGTCTTCAACCTCACCAGTGATCTCGATCAAGTCACCAGGCTCAATTGGGGGGACAACGGTCTCTGCGTCAACGTCTGCCTCAGATCCTACATAAGAGAATGCAACGAAGGTCGATCCCACACGAGGAATTTCGGAGAAGATAATTCTAGAACCAACAATCTCGAAACCAACGCCAGGTTCTTGAATAACACCATTGAGAGAAACAATGATATTATTTTCAGGTCTGATAACGGAGGATTGGACACCATCGGTAAGAGTCAGCGAGTAGAATGTGCCATCTCTTCTCAGGTTGAAGGACTGTCTCAGCGAGTCGAAGTCGAAGGAGATGTCATCCAACTGTCTCAGTTTACCAACATAGAATCCCGTGAATGAAGATCCCAACTCAGGTGCCTCGGTGAATTGAATTGTATCCGAGAATGCTGTATATGCATTGGTCGAACCAGGAGGTTGAAGAATACCATTGATGAAGACCAAGATATGACCTGCAGGATCGGGGAAGTAAGGATCACCGTTATTTGTCGTAAGTTTGAAGGTAGTGGTAGTGCCATCAAATCCTTTAAAGAATCTTCGGACTCTAGCTTGAAGGACAACCTTGTTAACAATGACTGCTTTGTAGTCATTGCTAGCAGCACCTTCTGCTTCAGGGAATGCTGCGCGGACAGCATCTTTAGTATCAAACGTACCAACAACATCACTCAAATAGAGTCTCGTATTCAAACCAGCTGTCCTGATGTCTTGTACGAGACCAGCAGCCTGTCCTGGCGTAGTAACAGCAGTAGCAACTTGAGCATATCCAACTGGGAATGCCTCACCAACACCATAGTCACCAACAATGTCAGTGGTAGCAATTGTGCCAAATACTGGCGTGATATAGACGTAGTTATTATCAAGATCAACCTCGGTAATAATGCCATAGGTATTAGTATCTTGAATGTTGTTGACAACTTTGTATAGTCTGTTTCCAACAGTAAAGTTATTAAGACCTTGAAGGACATTGATACCCAATCTTACATATCCATCAGAGACAATTCTCTGACCAACCGAAACATCAAGACCACTGAATTTAGAAACTTCAAGATATTGCTCAGAATTTTCTGCATAAACAACTGCGTTAGTTTCAAATTCTCCATTTAGAGTTTCTGTATCAACGGTTAGTTTACCACCAGTGTTTTGCAAGACTGCAGCATCTGCCTTGATAAACGAAACAGTTTCTGCAGTTTCTGTAGATGTGTATCCTCGGAATGGGACATTATCTTCAAAATCACCTTTCAGTTTGTTGAGTTGAATTCGATCTTCGATAGCAGCAATAGTTGCCGTTGTGCTATTTGTAGCACCAACAACTACATCACCCACTTGCCATGTGCCAGCGGTAACAACAACATCAACATAAGAGAAGTTTTCGTCAGAAGTGAATCCATAAATTTCACCTGTAACACCAGGAGCACCTTGTTTTTGGCAAGTTTCATTCATTACAAATGGACCATCAACAACATCACCAGTGATACGGAATCTCTTATATTCCTTAACAAGTTGTGCTTCATTGGCAACAATAGACTGGACTTCAGCATATGCATCACTAAGTAGACCATAGAATGCATCTGCCTGAGAAATAGCGCCACTGGTAGGAGTAGGATAATCTCTCCAGACACCTGAGTAGTATTCTCTCAGTCCGAAAGTGCTAGCAGGGACAGTGATGCCAGTTGCAGCAACAATACTATTAACATAAGTATCATTCTCAAGTTGGTTATCAAGAATGTTGATCAGATAGCGCACCATTTGCTGATATTCACCATCTTTGAGAGCTCCACCCATTTCGCTGTAAAGTTGCTGAGCACGCTGGGAATTATAGCTACCAAAAGTAAGTGCGCCAAATCCAGAGAAACGTCCAATAGCTCGTAGTTGAATTCTCAACGCCTGAGTCATGTAAAGTCTCAGTTTAAAGAGCGCATATTTCTTGACGTTGTATTCAACATTAGCATAGTAAATTTCACCACTTGTAGTAGCACGATAAGGATCTAGAGCACCCTGGTTAATCTTTGCACCCCAGAAAAGAATCCAATTATTAGAACCAATGTCGCCGTGGTTAAGAGCACCATTCTTACCTCTTATCCAGGCCATGGCAGCGATGTTGTTAAATCCAAAACCAAATGTCAGTGTCGCATAAACGCGATACCAGTCATCACCAATAGGGATAACGCCAGCATCTTCAACTGTACAACCACCAGGATTGTCATTAAATATGGATCCAGTTTGACCAGTTTCCAAATCAACGTCAAAGAAAACGCTGATTGGTTGGCCACCAGGAGAAAGCAATTCAGTTTCAAAGCGAATGAAATGCATCCCATCGGGATAATTAGCACCAAGTTGTCCCTTTGCGAAGTAAGAAACTGTGTAAGTCTGAGTTTCTGCAGTAGCACCTTCGTCAAAGGTAACTGCAGTCTCATTGTCAAATCTTAGAGAATTATCATTATCAAATGTTTCATACGAAGGTAGTCCATAAAGTCTTATGATACGACCATTTCCACCACTGTTTTGGTAAACTCTTTCTGCAAAGGGCAATGAGTCAGGAGCACGGTCAGCATTCGTTAGGACAGATGTGTTATACCTAGACCAGACTTCAAATCTTTCAGGATTAGTCCACAAATTTTGACTGATGGATGTGCCAGCAACCAAAGAAGAAATTGTGTTTGCTTTAGCAATAGTTTGAAGATTAGAAACATTGTTAATATATCTAAATTCAGACCAAGGTGGATTTAGGTTAATACCAGTAGGACCATTGCTAATAATCTGTCCCTGACTGTAGTCGTCAGCACCTGGGGTGCTGAAATACCAAAGATAACCTAAGTTGGGGAAAGGTTCGTCTGTATCATATCCCGTGGGAGCGCCAGTGCCTCCAGGATCCTGCACATTACCAATAACAATACTTGTCAACAAGTAATCGTTAATTCCATAATATGTGTCATCAAAGACTTCCAAGACAGTAGCAGTTCGCATAACTGTGCCAGCAGAAGCAGTTCTTTGCTCAATAGTGGCACCAATTGCAAAGTTGGGCCAATTTGCCATATTCAAGTCAAGTTGGAATGTCTTCTCATATTGAATATTGTCAGACTCAGTACTAGTGATAGCCATATCACCAATAATATCATCCGTAATTCCGTCAATAAAATCATCATATTGCCAGGTGCCAGTGCCCCACTGTTGCTCAATTTCTGCAGCAATTTCCTCTCGGAAATAATTTCTGTTATACATGAGCATCTCACATGCTGCTCTACCATCCGAATCAGAAGGTGTTAGAGTGTCGATAATAATATCTAAAACAGTATTCCATGCTTGCTTAACATCAGCACAGTCAGAATCACCATATCCACCACCATTAGAATCTGTAATTGTAGTATCGCGATATGCAGTTTCGGAAGTGTGTAGGAAAGCAAATTGATCACCACTAACAGTAGATCCTCTAGAATAGAGAAGATTATTGATTGCTTTTCCGCCCAAGAATTTAAGACGCTCAAAAGCTTCAACAACAGCAACAATCAAATCATCATATTTTGCAAGACCCAGTTGAGCGTTTAGGTAATCACCAACCAGTCTAACAGAGTTGCTATTACCACCAGTAAGAAGGTCTGTGATGACAGAATCAATAGCAAGTTCTAGGTCTGCTTTCAGTCCATCTCTACCAGAAATACCACCAGGATAACTAAATGCGGAATACAGAGCACCACCCTGGTTAGGAGTGTATTGATATGTGTCGTCAATGTGACCCAGTGCTTCATCAGCAATACCTTCTTTGTTGAAGAAGAGCAAATCGCCAGCATCTCTAAAACGATCTCCTGTAGGAGCAAGCATGTCATTTGCCAACTCGACAAGAGTATCGATTGCACTCTGGACATTTGCACAGTTACCAGGATCATTTGTAATCCCCCAGTCACCAATAATAACATTATCAGTATTGTCTTCAGTCAGATCTCCAGTAATTGCTTGCTTTGTATAGAAAGCCAAACGCTCATGAGCATAGAGAGACTGCAACATCTGAAGTCTGATGTGTTGAATCTCATCATTGTTACCGAGATAATTCTCAATTGCACCAATAGTCTTCTCATTACCACCATTTTCAATATCATTGGCAATAGCATCCAAGATCAAACCAAGGTCAGTCTTACAGCGAAGTGTGCCATCTGTGCTGGTGCCACCCTGATTTCTAGGCATAGTATTTGCCAAGGAGGGATAGCGGACGAGCATATCATGTGCTGCTTTATCTACAATTGCACCTCTATTGAGACGAATTAGATTTGCAGCATCCTTAAATCTGTTGAGAGAATCAGTGCCAATTTGGTTGGTGTAGACAATATCATTTGTAGCGTCATGATATGAAGTTGTAAAGTCGATCTGAGTGAAAGAATCTGTAACTGCACCAAGATATTCGTATGCAGGCTCAACTTTAGTAATCGTGCCCAACCAATCACCAGTATTGCTGGTAGCACCAGTGGGTGTCTCTGCCTCAGTCAGAGTATCAGTAAGGATGTCAACTAGGTTATCAATTGTATTTCTCACATCTGCACAATCTGCAGTGGAGTAATCCAAGACGGAAACTGCACCACTGGTAGCACTTACAAAAGTATGCTGATATTGTTGCTCAGCAGGAGAAGCACCAACATTAACCGTGATACGAGTTGGCGTTGAATCGCCAGGAACAGTATAGGTTGAAATGATAGGCAATACTGCTTCATGTGCAGGGTCGGTTACGCGAGGGTATGAAACTTGCAGATTATTACCATCATCGGTGCAAGTAAACGTAATCGATTCTGTTGCTAGAGTAATTCTATCAGCAGTAGTCAAGGAATGACTACCGATATCCAATTCCAATGCTCCAGTTGCAGGATTATATGTTGCGCCAGTTGGTTGATATGTGGTAAGGACAGAAGTGGAAGAATCAGTGATAGATGCATCAGTGACTTGAGTGAGTCCATGAGATCCAGTTACAGTAACCAAGACATTATTGATGACTTCCTTAGCAAGAACTGCAAGTCTGTCATATGCCCAGATAGTTTCAGTGATCTCAGTATCAACGTAGCTGAGAGTTACTGGGTTGTTGTTTCTGTTGACATACAGAGCAGCAGCATCCCACATGTGGTTGTTAGATCCATTTCTAAGATCCTCAACCAGTTGCTCAACAATATCTTCAACGTCATCAGTGCAGTTGACGTTACCACCAGGAATAACTAGAGAAGGATATTGTGCTACCAACTGTGCAACAACTTCCTCTGCAAGGAATCTCTTATTTGCTTCCAACAGGTTTGCTGCATCCAGGTATCTGTGAGAGTTATAAACAAAACCAGAAGGAGCGCCAGTCAATCTAGAAGTTTCAAGGATTGCATCATTTGCAAACTGATCTTCATCAGTCCAGTTAGCAGTGCCAGACCAGTCTTCGGTATAAGTCTGTCCGTCAGCACCATCAAAGTGTACTAGAAGTTTGGTGTTTGCATCTCCTTGGAAAATTCCAGTGGGAGCAGTAAATGTCGCTGTGTAACGAGCAACAGTAGAGATTCTAAACTCATCGATATGACCATCAAATCCATTAGAAGAAGTGCGATCAGCACCAATTCTGACGGGTAGAGGAGAAACGTAAGTGCCACCATCTGAGAAATCACCACCAGACTGAAGACCATCAACAAACAACTTAGTTGTAGATCCAGATCTAGAAACAGCAACGTGATACCAAGTATTTGCAGATAGTGCAGCACCTGTGATTACATCACTGCCGTTGATGTTATATTTCAGATTTGCGCCATCAACATAAAGGTAAGGAGCAACTGATGGATCAGTCAACCTCATATCAAATACTGTCTTATTGCCAGTTACATCAGTCAGTCTGATCCAACACTCGATAGTGTATGCACCAGTGCCAAATCCAAACTCAGTAGACGTTGAAACGGTAGCAATACGATCTGTAGTAGCAGAATCTAGAAGCAGAGATGCTGTGCCAAATTTCTTTTGAGCAGTATCTAGTTGAGCATTACTTTGGAAAGCAAATCTATGATAGTCTTGACCAGATGCAAGACAACGACCCATCTTACCTAGGAAGACAATCCTTCTTGCTTGACTATATGCAACAACTTCTGCTTTAGAATTTTTAGATCTGATAACTTGACCAGGAGAGAAGAAACCTCCACCATTTGTGGACTGATTCTTATATGCCAGTTTTCTTACTACCGTAGGATCGTCTGCAGTAAACTCGCCTACAGAATTTCCATATTCGATAGTGAAGTTTCTAATAAACTCATCTAGTGTAAATGCACCACTTTGATTCTGTGTCGTAATAACATAGTAGTTGATCAATTCGTTAGTTGGGAATTGGAAGTCAAACGCAGTGGTATTATCAGTATAATCAACAATAGAAATTTGAGACGAGGCAATATCATCAATAATGACGTTGGGATATGTCGTAGAAATCAATCTGTTGAATAGCAGACCGAAGAACGACGACCCTTCAGAGATTGTTACTGAAGGAATTGCTTCGTTAGTAGTAGGGTCTGTATATACAGCGGTTGAAGTAATTCTTGCAACAACACCAGATCCAGCAGCGATAATGACATCATTAAGTTGAATGTCATACAAACCAGGAGTAGATTGATATGTGCCAGTTGTCTTGCTAAGAATCAAAGAATCAGTGATATTGATTTCTGTGCCATAGATTGGAGAATCTTCCAACTGCTGAGTAGCAGTCGTACCATCTTGTCCTCTCGTAGCAGTCAATGTTGTTGACTGAGCACCATTAGTAACACCAGTCACCAGGAAGATTTCAGATCCAAACTGATATTTTTTACCAGTCTCAAAGGTGCCTGCAGCAACAGGTGCTTCTGTGCCATCTGCCTGAATAACTTCAAATTGAGTGGTAGAAAGACCGATGGTATATCTCAGTTGAGCACGAGCAATTTCTTGACCCTTCTCTAGGTTAATCTCTTCAACCTTAGCAGTATTACCATCAAAGTTTCTTACAGTTTCACCAAAAATAAACAGACCACTATTATCAACAGGAGTATCAACTCTAGAAGAAATAGTAGCTACATCAGCAGTGAATCCACCATAATTCTCAACTACATTTCCAGCAACAGTAATAGAATCACCAACAACGAATGGAATTTGTGTTGTGGTCACATATGCATAAACAGTATTACCAATTACATTTGTAATTACTGCTGTTGCTCCAGATGCAGCTACAATTTCTTCACCAATTTGATTTTCATTATAACTACCAGTAACATTATTAAATGTAAATTCCTTAATTTCTCTTACGTTACCAGCAAATCCAGTAGCACCAACCGTTGTCAACTCACCAGCAATGAAATCGACATTTGTAGTTTTATAACCAAAGATGCTGTTTCCAACAACAGAAGTAACAGTAAGTCTTGCTGTGGAGGATCCACCAACAATTTCCATACCAGGGTTGGGGAAAATACCAGATTCGTTACTAAATTCCAGTTGGACAGTATCAATAGTATCAACAGTAACGTTGACGTATCTTACGCTCGCATCGGGTTGAGGAGGTTCGGAGAAAACAATGGAATCACCTTGGATTTCAAATGATGTATCTGGAGTTTGAGTAATACCGTTGAGAATAATCATCAACTGATTAGCATTAGCAACAACTGTTTCTCCACTAACGGTTAGTGGGAATGCTGTCCTAACACCATCAAAGAGATCGGAAATATCGTCGATTCTTTGTACGACAGAAGTCAAAATATTCTCAGAAGAAGTCAGTCGCTTCTGTCTGAATAGGACTTCAGTATTATTGAATTCCTGATAAACAGGCTCAACTAGAGTAAAGTTTTGAATGTTGGGGACAGTTGCTTGTTGTGCCAACTCAACAGATTTAGTAAGTTGGAATGCAGTTTCCTTATTGGGAATAAATGCATACTCATTCAGATTCAACTCACCAAACACCTTGAAGGATGCTGGATGGACATTCTTGAGTAGAATATTTTTCCAATCACTGATAGAAACAGAAGACTTAACAGCATATGAGAAGTCTTGATAATAGTAAGAGTCTTGGACTTTCTGAATAATTTCAGAAGGTTTACCAACATCATCAATAAACTGACCAGTAGTTTGAGTGATCGATCCAATTTCCAGGACACCAGTAGCAATCTTCAGGTCGCTGATAATACCAGAAGACTTAGAAATTACACCAGTAATTCTTTCACCAGAAACAAAGTCTCCAGTGTAATCTACAATCTTAAGGAGTCTAGGACCAATTTGCCAACCCTCATTAGTAGAAACGAAACCAGTTGCGGTTGCATTCTCAATAGACGGACCTTGATATACTTGCTCACCTTCTAGGAAGATAGAGGTAGTAACATTTGCTTCTGCAGTTGCACCAAAAGACTCAGTTAGGACTTGCTGTCTACCGACACCAGCGTTAGCAAAAGAAATTGCATCACCAAGCTCAGCGTTTGCTGGAGTAATAGCAAGTTTCAATTGATCATCATCAAGAGATTGTGCTGTACCAGCAATTGCATAATATGTTGTGGTGCTATTCAATCTACCAAGAGCACCTGCAGCCAAGGGGAAGTCTGCACCATCTCCAGTGTCAACTACATTTAGAGTAACTGAAGCACCATTTTGAATGCCATGTGGGAATGCAAACTGCAGAAGACCCAAGTCAAGGTTAACAACGTAGTTGAAAGAAGATCTCAGACTTACAGTAGGAGTAGAAGAATATCCAGATCCAGGATCTTTAACAATAATTTGATCCAAACGACCATTTTTAATGGTTGACTCAGCAATTGCACCAGACCCGCCACCACCAGTAATTACAACAGCAGGTGCCTGAGAATATCCAGATCCAGGATCAGTTACAGTAATGCTGGACAGAATGCTAGTAGACGTTAGTTGTGCGTTGATGGGGAAAGTGATCTCAGGACGCAACGTATAGTCATGAGGATAATCATAACCAAAGTTATTATTCTTGAGTTTCTTAATCTTACCAACGTTAGTGCCTTTAGTGAAGATTGCTGCACCTGTGCCAAAAGGAGGAATAACAACTTGAAGATCTGCGCCAGATCCAGTCAAACCAGCGCCAAGAATACCGTCAATGGACTCAACGTCGATAGATGCTGTAGTATATCCTTTACCAGGAGAAGTAACAGTAGCAGATACAATCTGACCAGGAATTGTTACGCCTTCATCATCAGTAGTATTTTCAACAATTAGAGATACAAAACCACCCTCACCATCGCCAGCAATAGGGACACTATCATATCTACCAACAGCATATTCAGTGCCAGGCTCGTTGATTTGAATTCTCTCAATCTTTCTATTAGATTGAATAGAGGAAACAATAGGTAGTCTGGTGTAGAATCCACCAGTGTTAACGATACGAATATCTGCAATAGATCCAACTGCTTTTGCAGAACTAGTCGAATAAGAAGCATTAGAAACTGTTGCTGCGCCCTCAGGCTCATTAAGTAGAGGGAATCTCATGGTGTCATCACCAGTTGTGATAGTGCCACCCGAAGTACTGCTAATTTTGAATTCTCCATTATATGGAGATGTCACAACATCCAGATAAGATCCAGGAATAACAGGAGAGTCATCACCAGTTCTACCAGGATCGAAATAGTAAGAGATATTAGTAACTAGAGCATTATCAACCCTGAAAGTGACTGTGGGATTAGGTTGACCACCACCAGTTACACCAGGAGATCCTTGTCTAGAAATTAAGTTGAAGGAATATTCTAGTTTGTAGAGACTATCTCTAGCAAACGAGAGGTTTGCACCAACCATAGAGGAGTGACTGAGGTCAAACACATATTGGTGACCATAGTACATCTTCAGAGTTGGAGATTTGACAAAAATGCTTACATTGCCAGGTGTTGTAGAAGGATTAGTTACTGCCGCTTGAGGCAACTTGTAAGTAAATTCCTTAATGCTGATGATATCTTCAACTGAGAATGCACCATCATACTCATCATAAACAACACTGTTAACTTCTTGAGAAGGATTGCCATCAACAAAAATATTTTCACCTTCTGTAAGATAGTGACTGGAAGATGTAATTACATATACAGTATCGCTTGGATCAACTGCAGTAACCTGAAGCACTTTGTCAAGATTAGTGATTAGAGTAATCTTAGTTACACCAGTTAGATTAGTAATGTTAATGGTTGTATAACCAGCGTTGTAACTTACATCACTAGCAGAAAGACTTACTACAGATCCAACAACAAAATTAGTTACACCAGATACCTCTTCAATTTTTACAGAATATTGATCTTCTTGGAAAGGTTTAAATCTAGCATATTCATCTAGATTGTTAGTGCCACCAACATCACTAGGAGCATCAAAGTCTGCAAGATCGATATCAAATGTACCAGGAGTGGTGTTATTAACCTCCACAAACTGGTATTGCTTCATTTCATTTACATCATCAGGAATAGGACCTCTAATTCCGTACGTACTTTGCTCATCAAACCTGACAGCTGTCTCTTAT